GTGAGGCGGGGTGGCGGGCGGCGCCAGCAGCTCATCCTGCGCCTGCTCGCCGACGGCACACCACGCGACTGCGCCACCATCGCCCGCGAGACCGATATCCCGCTCGTGGGCGTCCAGCAGGTCATCGGCCGGATGGAGAAACACCGGTGGGTGCGAGTAGCCGGACGCAACGACCGGTACGGCGCGCGGCGCTGGCAGCTCACCAAGGGCGGGCACGCCGTCTGCGCCCAGCACGCCGGCGGTCCATCCGCGGAGATCGGGAAGTAACCGCGGTGAGATGCGGCACCGGCAGACGGCAGCAGCAGATCCTGCAACTGCTCGCGGACGGGGCGCCCCGCGACTGCGGCGCCATCGGAGAGGACATCAAGCTCAGTCCGGACCGGGTGCACACAACGATCGCGACGATGCGCGAACGCGGCTGGGTGGGCCAGGTCGGGCGGGCCCGGCATTGGCAGGCACAGGTATGGCGGATCACCACGGCCGGGCGGCGGCAGATCCCGCCACAGTGCAGCAAATGAGCTTGGACCGAGCGAAGGGGGTAGCCACTAAATTGCTTGGGCTGCAACATGTTTCGGTTGCACACGCAGTGACATCGATGAGATTCTGATCCCGTGCGATTCCCGCGCACAAGGGGGAAACACCATGCGATTCAACGCCATTCTCGCCGCGACAGCGGCCGTCCTGACCGGAGCGGCAGCATCCATGACCGCCGCGCCGCCCGCGTCCGCCGATCCGTGGCCGGCATGCGACTTCGTGTTCTATGAGGGATTCCCGTACCTGAAGGAACCCGCGGCCGTGATCGTCGGCGGGTACACCGAATGCAGACCCGACCGGGAGCTGTATCGGTTCCACATCTCCCTCACCCTCGAATACCGGCGCGGTGGCCGCTGGATCGTCCAGGGCGCAGAGCAGAGCGACCAGATCCCACGACCGCGCGTCAACATCGCCACCTGGGCACCGTGCGAGAACGGAGCATGGCAGGGTGTCGCCGCCATGTGGGAGACTGCTCCCGACGGACGAACGCTCTCGCACAGCCGCACGTCCAGCCACGCAATCATCCAGTGCTGAGGACAGCCACCATGACACCGAGCCTGCGGTTCTGGATCGACAAGAACCTGCTCATACCCGCGAAAACGCTGCTGCGGCCACACCGCGGCCCCGGACGGTCCTGGGTTGTCCGGCGCGAACCTGGTTGGGGGTGGGCGGTGCGCCCGACCACCGGGGCCCGCCGGTTCCCGCTCATCACCCCGCCGACACACAGCACACGCAGTATCGCGCCCGGCGACCGCGACGCCGCCACCGACTGGGCGCTGGCACGGATGGGCATCGGCGGCTGACGGTCGTCGTGTCATCCCCGGGTGCGCTGGATGTAGTTGCCGTCATCGGCTAACTCCGGACATGCGAAAACCGCCCCAGTCCTTGTGGGACCGGGGCGGTTTCGTTGCGTCGCGCGCACGGCGCGGGCGAGATTTCACCACCGCGACCTTGCGCTCGTACGCCCACGCGCCCTCGGGCTTGTAACCGCCGCCGGACGGCAGCACCACAGCGCCGGTCTCCGGGTCCGACGTCGGTGAGGCGGAGCTGGTCGCTTCCGCCACCGGTGCCGCGTTGTTGGTGTGGCTGGTCTGCGCCACGTACTCCACAGCGTCCGAGCCGGTGCGACGCACCGACACGAGATCGCGGATGGTCAGTTCCTTGCGGCCCAGCGGCTCGACGATGCCGGACTGCTCGTTGACCACGAACGCGCCGGCCGAAGTGTCCGAGCCGCCCACGAACAGGCCCTTGACGGCGATCGGGTCGGTCTGGAACCGCGACCGCTCGGGCACGTACCCGCCCTTGTACGGCGCGAGGGCGTTCTTGAACTCGATCGAGTCGACGACCTGCAGGCCGAGGGACTTCACGCGCTCCCGGACCGGCGGGCGGCCCTGCGCGTCGACGTCGTCGACGGCGGGCTCCCCGATCTCCTGGGCCAGGCTCTTGGCCTCGTCGAGGATCTCCAGATCGCGCTTGGCGACCTTGATCTGCTCCAGCAGCTCGCCGCCCTTGGCCATCGCCTCGGTGTAGGTGCCCTGCTCGTCGGCGGTCATCTCCCGCGACTCGCTCTGCGCCTTCTCGGCGACCTCGCGAGCGCGGGTCACCTGCTCCTGCGCTGCCTTCTGCAGCTCGCCGAGCTTGGTCTTGGTCATCATGATGGGTTCCTCCTGGTCGTTGAATGGCTATGCGCTGCACTCGATTTCGAATGCGAGCGCATCCAAGGACGCCAGGGAGACGACCGGATTCGGCGTGGTCTGACCGGCGGAAGTCTGGCCGGACTTCCTCGGGGACGGTTCCTTACCGCTGGTCTGTTCCTGCTCGTCGTCGTTGCTCTCGCCCACTGCGGCGAGAACGGAATCGAGGGCCTCGGCGGCTTCCTCGAGCTGTGACTTCACATCACGGATCGCGTTCTCGTTCTTCGCGCTCAGCACGCGCCCGGCCTTCGCCCGCAGCCCGGCGGCGGCCGTCTTCACCGCGAGGATCTCCGTCTCCTGGTTCGCGCCGATCGGCACGATGGAAACCTCGAACAGATCCAGCTTGATCAGCGAGTAGTAGGCGTCCCGGTAGGTCTTGTCCTCGCCGACCGGCTCGACCCACTCCCCCTCGACGATGCTGTACGCGAAGCTCATCTGGTTCACGCGCCCCGATTTCAGCAGCCGATACACCTGCGCCGACTTCGGCGACTGCATGTCCAGCTGCCCGTGCACCTTCAGACCGTGATCGTCCTCGGTTGCTTCGACGACATGCCCGAGGTTGAAATCCGGGTCCGCGGTGTTGTGCCCCCACAGCAGCGGGATCGGGTTGTCCTTCGCCGTCCAGGCTTCGAGGGTGTCGGTGAACGCGCCCTGCTGAACCACGTCGCCGTAGGAGTCCTTGTTGCCGAACACCGAGGCGTAGGCGATGAACTCGCCCTCCGCGAGCCCGGATTCCGGCCCGGCCTTGATCTTCACGGCGCACGACTTCGTGTTCACGGTGCGTCCTCCTGGTCCTCGTCTTCGGGCTCGTCGGCGCCCTGTTCCTCGTCAGCGGGCTCGGCAGGCACGGGCTCGTCATCGCCGTTCTGGGTGATGTTGAGGGGCCGGATCAGTTCGTCGCCGCCCTCGATCGGCGGCCGGTTGTCCAGGGCGCGAGCCTCGTTGACGGTCATCCACGGGCCACCGACCGCGGTCTGCATCTGTGCGGCGCGTTCCTCGAACGAACCGGTGAGCTTCTCCCGCAAGTTGAACTCGACGTAGACGCGCTCACTGCCGGCGGTCAGATCCGGGATGAGCTGGAGTGCGAACTCCTCGGCCAGCATCGCCAGCCACGGCCCCAGCGTGTCCTGGTACAGCATCTTGTGCTGCTCGGTGATGTTGGAAAATGTTGCGTGGTCGAGGATTCCGATCATCGGAGGCGGGATGAAGTACGCGGCGGCGACCTCTTCCCGGCTGAGCTTGCGCACCTCGAGGTACTGGAGTTCCTTCGCGTTCTGGCTGGCGCCTTCGAATGTCATGCCATCCTCGAGGATCGGCGTGCCACCCACCTCGGGGCCGTTGCCGGTGTACTGCGACTGCCACGCCTTACGGAATCGTTCCCGGGCGGTGTCCGACCACTGCGGCGCTTCGGCTGGCCGCTGCAGGTAGCCCGACACCCGGGCGCCGTTGCGCAGCACCTGCTCCCGCATCCGGGTGGCCGCGAACTCCTCGGCGAGGGTCTGGCGTAGCGCTTCGATCGGCGAGGTGCCGAAGTCGTCGGTGCCGGAGTAGCCGCGGAAGTAGACGATCTGGTCGGCGGGGATCTCGCGCTTACCCTTGGAGGCCGACACCTCGAACTTGTCGGGGGTCAGCCAATTGTCTCCCTTGGGAGACACCAGAGGCGGGGGCAGCCGGACCAGGCCGTTGCCTGCGGCGGTGCGAGTCTTCCACCAGTACGCGCGGTCGAAGATCGCGTAGTCGTGCACGAGCGCGTCCATCAGCCGGTATCGCGTCGTCCACGGGTTCGGCTGCTCGAACAGCTGGGCGACAGGGTGTTCGAGCAGCCGCCGCCGGTCGGTGTCGCCCGCCCGGTCGAAGACGTGGACACCGAGCTGAGCGATGTTGCGCGCCAGGAACGACACCCACGTGCGCACGGCCGGCTGCGTGCGCCACAGCTCGTAGTAGTCGATGGTGCGACCGTCGGAGATCGTCATCCGCGGCAATGTGGGCTGCCCCGGCCGCGACAGCGACCGAATAGCGCCGTCGCTCACAACGAACGCCATCAAAGCGCCTGGATGTAGTCGACATGGGACTTCTCCACCAGCACCTCGCCGTCGGCCGGCGCCTGCTGGTCGCCCTCGTGCACTGTGGCATCCCGCAGCACGTAGAAAGGGCCGCGCCACTTCGTGATGACGCCCGCGATAGCGCGGCCGGTGCGCAGATTCACCACCACCCGGCGGTGTGCCACGTAGCCGTAGCCCATTCGGCCCCTCCTCACACGACCATCAGGTCGTCGGTCTCGTAAGCGCTGCGCTGTTCGGGCCCGGCGTCGATCGCACGGGCGAGTGCCATGATCAAGGCCGCGACGGGGTCGATCTTGTCGGCGGCATTCGCCTTATCCGGCTTCACGTTTCCGGCCGGGTCCATCGCCACCGCGAAGTTGTCCACAGTCCAGCGCACCGCCGGATTGCCGCCGTGCCGCAGGATCGGCGTCTCCTCGGTGCCGAGGTTGATCAGCCGCTGGAGTTCCTTGGTCGGCGACGACAGCGAGGCGTAGCCCTGCCCGATCGTCACCATCGGCGCGCCCTCGGCGGTCAGGTTGTTGACCAGCTGAGTCGAGTTCCATCGGTCGTAGGCGATCTCGGCTACGTCGAACAGCTCGGCGTCGCGCAGGATCGCGGTCTGGATGAAGTCGTAGTCGGCGACGTTGCCGGGCGTCGCGACCAAGACGCCGGACCGTACCCAGGCGGTCGCCGCGCCGGCGGTCCGCTTGTCGAGGGCCGCGATGTTGTCCTCAGGTGTCCACAGCCTCCACAGCAGGTCATAGCCGCCGCGCGCCTCGTCCGGGAACACCCAGCACAGGGCGCAGAGGTCGCTCGTCGAGGCCAGATCCAGTCCGCCGTAGCACTTCCGGCCATGCAGCCGCAGCTCGTCCACGATCGAGGCGTTGCGATCCCACGCGTCGATGTCGAGGTACTTCGTCGTCTGCTTCGTGCGGATGCCGAGGTGCAGCCGCAGGTAGCTGGCGAGGTCCGCCGGTGACTGCTGGGCCTTCACCGCGGCCTGCCGCAGGAACGCCCGCGTCGGAGAGATCCCGAATCCGGGGTTCGCCGACCGCTGCGTGTCCTCGGCGAACGGGTCCGCCTTCGGGTCCGCCGCCCAGATCACGCCGAAGGTGGTTTCGTCCTTCAACGCGCTGCGGGCCAGCTGCTCGACGAGCGTCCGCTTCCGGTCGTAGGTGGTCTCTTTCCGGCTCGCGTCCGCCGTCGTGATGAACATGATCAACGGCTGCGTCCGGGAACCGGTACCGGTCTCGATCGCCTCGACCAGGTCATTGGTCTTGTGCAGGTGCAACTCGTCCACGATGCCGCCGTGCAGGTCGGCGCCGTGCTGAGCATCACCCGCGTTCGCGACCGGCTGGAAGTAGCTGCCAGTGCGGTTGTGGACGATCTTCGCCTTGTAGGCGGTCGTGTGCTTACGCAGCGCAGGCGACTGCTCGGCTAGCTGCTTCACCGGAGCGAACACGAACTGCGCCTGCTCCAGCCGCGTCGCCGCGGTGATCACCTGCGCGCCCTCTTCGCCGTCAGCACAGGTCAGGTAGATGCCGATGCCGCCGGACAGCGTGCTCTTACCGTTCTTGCGCGGCACGTCCACGTACAGGGTGCGGATGATTCGTACGTACACCCCGAAGTCCTCATCGAGGCGGATCCACCCGAATGTCGGCGCCAGGATGTAGGCCACCTGCCACGGATCCGGCACCAGCGGCTGGCCGGCGAGACGCCCCTTCGTGTGTCGCAGAGCCCGGAAGGTGGTGAGCACCTTGTCCACCCGATCCGGGTCGAACCGGGCTCCCGGCACGTCGCGCGGCTCCGGCGTCTTCCACCGCGGCGGGCAGTCCGGCAACGGGATGCCACGGCTGAGTAGGTACCAGGCGACCTCGGGGGACAGCTTCAGCCGGTCGAGTTCATCCTCGTTCGGCAGCTCGATGCCGTGCGGGCTCGGACTATTCGAACGGGTTGCCATCGTCGCCGCCACCATCGGGGGTGCGGGCGAGCTTGCTCTCCGCCGACGGCGTCAGTCCGAACTCCTGCGCCAGGCCGCGCAGCTGGACCGCCGCCGTCTCCGCGACGGCCACGGCCGGATTCTTCGCCGTCCACTCCGACTCGGTGCCATCCTTGCGGATCGTGCGGTTCGTAATCGTGAATCCGTTCGCGTGCACGTCCTTCGTCGCCTCGACGAACCGTGCCCAGGTCTCGCAGTAGACCGTCAGCGCGGCCCTGTCCTCCTCCTTGAGGAGATCCAGCCGGGACAGGCCCGGGACGATCCGCTTCCATTCGGCCTTCGCCTCCCGCGACAGCCACGTCGGGGGCTTCGGAGGGATCCGACGGAACGCCGGCGGCGGCTCGACTACGCGGCCACCCGAATCGCGGCCCTCCGAGCGTCCACCGATCAACCGCAGCGAGGCGGGGGCAGCTGTGCGACCCATGAAAACCCCCTGACCTCGAGATTCTGAGCGGAGAGCAAGAAGGCTACCGCGGCGTGGTCCTATAACCGCAGGTCAGAGACTTGCACCCCCTTACCCCCCTGAACTGCGGTTTTGCAGTGTCAGGACGGCGTCGGGATGGTGCGGGTCTCGCTCGCCGTCTTCGCCGCGTGGCAGTCGTGGCACAGCGATTGCAGATTGGCCCAGTCGTATCGGTCACCACCAGATCCGACGTTGACGATGTGGTCGACCTCGACGGCCAATGCCCGGCACCCGCACCGCTCGCACATCGGATCGGCGGTGAGTTTCGCGGCTCGCAGCTTGCGCCATCGCCGGGTGCTGCCGCTGCCGGTGTAGCCGTTGCTGCCCGACCAAGCCGGTGTGCATATGCACCGCCACCCTGCTGGTGCCGGCTTGCGGCACTTGTTGCACAGGCGGGGCGGCCGGGTGGGCATGAGCTACGCCAGCAGGCTCAGCACTGCGACGACGATCTTGGCGATGGTGAGCAGCATGGGTAGGTCGACGCTTCCCATTCAGGTTCTCCTGTCGGTCGAGGTGATGCAACGGTTGCTATGTGGTCGCCACGCCGGGTGAATGATCGATATCTTCGATGTTGAGGTGGATAGTCATGCCGCATGATCAGCGCAAATAAGTCGATCAACGATAAATTCGGATGTGCGCGGGAGTTGACTGAGCGGATCCGTTACACGAGAGCTGACGCCGCGCAGATGCTTTCGATTTCCCTGCGGCAACTGGACCGGCTCCGGACCGACGGCAAGATCATCGGCCGCGTCGACGGCAAGCGCACCTACTTCGACCACGACGAGCTGGTGTCCTACGCCAAGTCGTGTGCACCAGAAGGAGCGGCATGACTACCGAATTCGCACCGCAGCAGATCTCCTACAACATCCGCCAAGCCCATCAGGTAACCGGCATCGGGGAGTCCACCCTCCGCAGGCTCGTCCGCCAGGGCCTCTTGGCTGCGCGGTACCTCAACTCGACGATCCTCATCGACGCCGAAGACTTGGAGCGCTTCAGCCGATCCCTGCCGAGCGAGAAGCAGGTGCTGCGAGACGTTGCGGCTAACCGGAGTCTGTGCCAATGCCACTCGACGATCTGAGGCTGTACAGCCTCGCCGAAAGCGCCGAGCGCCTTCGGGTCACCGAGGACTGGTTGCTGAAACGGTTGCGGGGCCGGCAGATCTCCGGCCACAAGTCCGGCCGCACCTGGACGATGTCGGCAGGAGATATCCGGGCGGCCATCGAGTTCATGGCCATCCCAGCGATCGTCCCGAAGCCTGATCCGCACGGGCTATCGCCGCGTAGTCGGCGGTACCTTCAGCGCCGGGGTGGCGCTCGGTGAGCGTCGAACTGGGGATGATCGCGAAGGCATTGAGCTGTCCTATGCGAGACCTCGTGCCGGACGAGGTCGCGGCATGAACCCAAGTCTGAAATACACCGAATCCCAAGTGGCCCAGATGCTTACGTCGTCGGAGCCCTCCGCATTGCGGGAGCAGTACGAGTCCGACAAGCGCGAGTGGATCGCGCGTCAGCTGGAGAACTGCCCGCCACTGTCAGAGCGGCAGAAGGCGGTCATCCGGACGGCGTTCGCAGCGCATCGTGCCGGGCAGGTCCCATCGGGAGCGGCATGAGCAACCTGGATGGGAGTCGAGATCACAGCGCGCAGCAGACACCTCACCCGTGTCGGGATCGTGGGTGCGCTTGCCCGCGACGATGATTCACCGGGTTGACGCGCTGCGAGGATTTGGGGAATCGAGGCATAGCTGTGCCCCTCCATGATCATCGTGCCTGGCACTCGAGCGAATGTCCAGCTGACGCGCCGACGTGCTGTGTTTTCGCAGCCCGACCCCCTGGACTGCTGTTATAGCGGTACAGAGGCTCTTAGAGCTGTTCGAGTCTCGGGTGATCGCCGCCGTGAGCGCGCCATACTGTTGGTTTGCCTGCGGAGCTGTGGGTGCAGATGTCTCGCAAGAGCGCGTGGAGGGTGCGGACCAGTTCGTCGCGATTGGCGTTGCCGTCGAACAGGAACATGTGGATCTTCGCCGCCTTGTAGGCGGCCAGTTCGTCCGGTTCGGACAGAATCGTCGTATCACGGCCGATGGCCACCCATCCGTGCTTGCCGACATCACGCAGCCACACCTCGTCCAGGGTGCCTTGGGCCTTGGCGCGGCTGCCGTAGAGCCTGGCGGGGGTGTGGACGCAGTACCCGAGATCTTCGATCGCGCGTCGCAGGGTCCGGCCGGCGAAGTTCTCGTCGATGTAGAACTCAGGCGGCGCGGCCCAGGAGGATGCGTGCGGCGGTCCTGACATCTTCGGTCGAGATTCCGAACTCATCCCCCACCACTTCAGCTGTCTCGCCCGACTTCAGCATCGCCGCGACATCGGCCACGCGGGGGCCGGAATCGCCGAAACGTGGCTGGCCGAACGCGATACGCGGATTCACAACGATCTTGGATGGCTCCCAGCGAAGCTGCAGCTGCGTCGGCAGTTGGTCCTCGCCCCAGGTCACGTATTGCAGGTAGTCGGAGACGATCTCCCGGAAGACGTGCTGGCCGCTGCTGTCGATGAGATCGGAGCCCTCGTGGGTGCGGGCGAAGTCCCACAGCACGCTGACCCCGTCGGTGGCCAGGTTCGGCGAGACGAGGGCGTATTCGGTGCCGAAGCGGCGCTGTAGCTCGGTGAGCGCGGGCCGGATCTTGTGCAGGCGCACCCCGGCGGCTCGTAGCGCGTTGAGCACGAATGCTTCGGTCAGCCCGATGAACGGCACGCTTGCCTTGCGCAACGGAGCCTCACGAACGTGGATGAGCGAGTCCCCGCGGTCGCCGGGTTTTGTCCAACGGCCAAGCGTGGTCGCACTGATGCCGAGGTAGCGGGCGCTGTCTGCGACATTCAGAATCCGGAGGGAGAATCGCACGTCGTTGTCGCGGATGTCCGTCAAGGTCGCCTCCTCTCGCCTGGGCCCGTTTCCAGTCGGATACACGGTAGTCCGAACGGATCACGATCGGATCGCATTCGGCCCACGTCCGGAACATCCGCCGTGACCCGCGCAGCGTTACGCGGGTCACGGCGTGTCTTGTCCGCATCGTTTGCGGTTGCCCGCCGACAATGCAAGCACCAGTCGCATCAGACGCGGCTGATCGTCGTCAGTCATCGTTGTACCTCGGGGTCACTCGGTCGGGTTCTCGACGATCCGGTGACGGGACTGGACAGCCAGCACCTCGCGCGGGATGTACAGCGGGCCGTTCTCGCCCTCGTATTGCCGCAGGAGCGGCTTGGACGGGTCGCGCGGGTTCCGGCGCCCGGCGCGTGCCCAGGAGCGGACGGTGGACGCTTTCACGCCCCAGAAGCGTTCGATCTGCGGGGCGGTGAGCTTCTGGTCGAGGGTCTCCATGACCTTGTCCGAATCGATCGGGACCGGCGCGACCCAGGTTTGCCCGTTCGCGCGGGCGGCCTCGTCCAAGCGGCTGCAACGTTCTGGGTCGACCGCCTGCAGGGCGTTGCGATACCAGGTTGCGACATCGCGGGCCCAGTCGAGGGTGGAGCGTCGCATACTCATGCGGCCACTAGCGGGTTGTTCAAGCGGGCGAACTCGTCCTGGTCCCACACGTTCCGGCAGGCGTGGCACGTGATCAGGTTCGTCCGGACGCTCGCGGTGAGCGCGGCCATGCCGCACACGTGACAGACCTCGTTCAGGCGGTTGTCCCTGACCTCCTCGAGGCCGAGGGCCTTCACCGCGCGCCGGTGGAGCGCCGCGAGCCGCAGGACGGCGTCCACGCCGTCCATGACGGTCTCGCCGATGCTGTCGCCGCCGTCTGGGTGCGGGATCCACACCGTGACGGCCTGCGGCGGCAAATCCACCAGCGTGCCGAGGTGGCTCGTGATCACCGTGAGGTCGTCGCCATCGCCGGGCAGGCGTTGCGCCCAGCGGTAAGCCTCCTCGGTGATCTGCGTCAGCAAGGTGTCCGCGGCGAGGCGGATCGGCACCGGTAGTTCGGCGCTCCGGGACACCTTCGGCCCGCCGCCCGCGCGGGTCTGCTCGGTGCGTGCCGCAGACAGCAGGAGCCAATCGTCGCGGAGCTGCCGGATATCGGCGAAGGCATGCTCCTCGCATGGTCGGCACAGGGTGTCGGGACGTTCGACGCCGGCGCCCTGCCAACTGCCCTCGTCGGCCCGCACGCGCGCCTTGCAGCGACGGCCCTGGCGGCATTCGTGTTCGAGGTTCTGGGTCATTTCTTCGCTGATCCCTTCTGCCGCAACAGGTCTGCGTGGTGGATGATGTCGCCCGGCACCATGTGCCCGTCCGTCGACTTCGCGAAGTGCTCGCGGACCGCCTGCTCCGCGAGGTCGATCGTCAGCCACCACCGCCGGTAGTGGGTGCGCAGCCCGTCGTGGATGCCGATGCACAGCACCTTCGCCCAGGCTTCGACCACGTCGTCCGGTGCTGCTGCGAATCCGGTGTTGTAGTCCGCGGCGGTGTAGAGCACCGCGCGGGCGACGGCGCGGTCCTCGTCGCGGACCAAGAGCCGGTCGGTGACCATCCGGCTTGCGTGAGTTCGTCCAGCACGCCTTCAACGGCCGGATCTCTGCGTGCCGGTTCAGATTTCGCGCCGAAGTCCTGGTCGAGGTCCTTGAACACGTCGAGGTAGCCCGGCGGCCAGTACGGCTCATCCAGCCACTTCGGCTCAGGGATCTCCGCGAAGGTGTCGTCGTGCGATCCGGTGGTGTCCGGTTGATCGGTCATGCCGCACCTGCTTTCACACCGGCCTGCTCCAGGCGCATCCAATACCGTTCGTCGGCCAGCCATGGCAGCCGCTGGAAGTCGTGGCGCAGGTACGACGGCCACACCCGGTCTTCACGGCCACCGCGCCATGCCACGATGTCCACCTTGCTCGGGTGTTCTTCCTCCTCGGTGCCCTGCGCCGGCCGGAGCCCCAGCCCGAATTCCGGCCACCGCAGGAACAGCGACGACCCGATCGGCTTGAGCGCCCGCGCTTCTCGCCCGCTGCCGTGCGCTACGTGCGCCTCGGCGACGAGCGCCAACCGGTACCTGACCCGCAATTCGTCGAGCCGGTCGGTGAGTTCCTTCGCGGCCTGCTCGTCGCGGGTATCCAAGGTGTGCATCCGGTACAACGGGCCCACGATCACCATGTCCGGGTCCGTAGCGCGGACCGCTCGCTCGACCTTCGCGAACTCGCGAGGATCGTTCAGGGCGACGCCCTCGGGCCGGAGGACGAACCGCAGCTGCTTCGACCAGTCGGGCACCTGGACACCGGCGCGGCTGCAGCACTTCTCCACCATGCCGCGCATCCGCCGGTATCGCCGGGCCGTCTGCCGCTCGGAGTTCTCGCAGTCCACGACCAGCACGCGGCCCGGTTCCCCGCCGGGAAAACCGCCGAAGGGGTTCAAGCCCGAAGCGATGCACAATGCCACTTGAGCCAGCAGGTACGACTTCCCTGTGCCCTCGAAGCCGGTCAAGATCAGCCGATCTGTGCGCTCCAGCACCCCCGGAACCAGCCAGTCGTACTCCTCCGAGTAACCGAGCACGTCGGCCAGGCTGGGCGGCAGGTCGTCGTCGGTGATGACGCTCGACGTGTCCGCCCGGATGGCGTTCAGCTCCTCGATGGCTCGATCCACCCCGACCCGCAAGGTCTCGGCGTCGCCGCCGGTGACGCTCTCCTCGGCGAACTGCCGCAGCCGGATTGCCGAGGTGTCGACGGCGCGTGCCTTGGCGAGCGTGTGCAGGCGCTCGACATGGAAACCGATCGCGGTCCCCGTCGTCTTGCCGAGTGATGAGATGACGAACGACTCGACCGCCTTGCCCTTGCCGATCCCCAAGCGGGCGATGGCACGCCGGGACACGGACAGGTGGTCCACCGGCTCTCCGTCGGCGACCAGGGCCCGGTAGATCGCGTGGAGTTCCTGATGCAGGCCCTGCACGAAAACTGCCGGCGGCAGTGCCACCACGGCCGGGAGCAGGTGCGGGTTGTCCAGCGGAGCGAGCACGACCAGGCGCTCGGCGCCGGAGTCGAACAGGTAGTCATCCACAATCGGCCCTCCTGTCTGGGAACGGTACGACCGGCTTCCACCGGTCGGCGATCTGCTTCACGCGGGCGGCGATGAACATGCCGAGATAGGCCCTGGCTTCCCAGTACGCGCCGCAGCCGGGGAAATCCGGGAGGTGGCCCACTCCTCGCCGCACTCGCGGCAGAAGCCGTTCTGCGGCACGTGGGTCTCGGCCACCACGAGGCCGATGTCCGCCCAGGCGGCTTCGTCGTCGGTCTCGGCTTCTCGGGCGATGATCGACGCCATGTCTCGGAGGCTCACCCGGTCACCACCTTGGCTCTACGAGGTTGCCGGTTCTGGGATCGGCCATCGGTGCTGCCGAAGGTTCCCGACCGTGGGCAGGCTTGAGGCCGAACTCGACGGCCTTGCGCAACCAGTTCCGGAATGCGAAATTCCAGTCCCGATACCTAATGTCCTTCGACCGAACATGGTCCTTGAACTTCTCCAACTCGGCTCTCGCCTGGGCTGTCGAGAGACCCAGCTCCTTGGCCAGGTTGTTGTGGCCCTCGTTCGGCTTCCAACTGTCGGGGAGGGAGGTCTCGGGCTTGCGTCGGGAGGTCTTGGGCTTGGTTCCGCGCTTCGTAGTTTTCGGGCGCGCTTCCCTAGAAGCTTCACCGGAAGCTTCATAGGAAGCTTTGTCGGCCACTGTGGCCGGGGTCGACCGGTCATCCTGGCCGGGGTTGACCGGCCACTGTGGCCGGGGTGAGGGGTCATCCTGGCCGGGGTGACCGGTCACAGTGACCAGGGTGAGCGGTCGTGGTGACCGGGGTGAGGGGTCGGAGTGACCGGGGTCGGGCGGTGTATCGACCAACGTGTCGGTGTCCTCGGAGGATGCCGCCGGGACCGCGACCTGACCGACTGCGAGGTCCCAGACGACCGGCCGCTGCCCGGCGGGGAGGTGCTGGACGAGGGATTGATCGCCCCTGCGGATCAGCCCCTGTTTCTCCAGGCCCTCCAGTGCCCGGCGGACAGTGCGCTCCGCGAACTCGCAGCGCTCCACGAGGGTGCTCTGCGATACGCGGACGCCGCGACCCTCCTCGTCTGCGATCTCGGCCATAACCAACAGGACGCACTTCTCGCTGCCGCCCTGTGTCTTCGCGGTTCTGGCCGCCCAGCGGCACGCCTGCCAGCTCATCGAGATCTCCTTCTCCGCGGCCGGGCGGGCGCGGCAGAACCGCGCCCGCGTCAGCGTCATCCCTGACCCCCTGCCGCGTACTCGCGGCGCACTTCTTCCTCGGAAAGGCCGAGGAGCCTTGCGATCTCGCTGTCTGTCAGGCTCCGGTGCGCGGCGCGCACGTAGCACCCGGTATGGCGCCGCCACGGGCGCGGCACACTGCCGAAGGCAGCCAGTACCGCGGCCGCGTGTACCCGCTGCTCGCGTAGGTCGGATTCGTTCACCGACCACCTCCTTGGTCGCTCACAGTCCCACCCCTGCCCGCTCGTCAATAGGGACGAGAACTGCTGCAAACCAACCGACCTCAGGAATGCACTGCCACCACGAGCCGACCGGGCCAGCGAGCCGCGCGTCCTCCGCGTGCCTCAGCAGCACCAGAATCTGACCCGCGGTGCAGTCTCGCTCCGGGATCGCCTCGACCCCGCCCTCGTCGCGGATGACGACGCAACCGATCTCAAGCCAGTCCGACCCCTGATGGATGCTGACCGCCGTCTCGAACGGCTCGCCCAGCACTACGTCTAACTCCTCCAGCTCCGCGAGTTCGCGGGACAGGGCACCGGTGGCCAGCTCGGTATTGGTGCTCACCGCTCGGCCCCTGGCGTCTCCGTCTCGGCGAGGACGCGATGGATCTCGTCGGCCAGCTGCCGCGCGTGCTCGCGGCCGAGATACAGCTGATGCCCGGCGCCGGCCAGATCCACGAGAACGAGGTCCCCGGACAGATTGAGCCGCACCCGCAGGTCGTCGTCGACGACGCAATGCATGACGCTCAAGAACGAACGACGACTCATCGGACCCTGCCCATCTGCTCGACCTCGTCGGCCGCCTGCATCAGCACGAACGCGACCCGGCGGGCAACGTCCGGCGTGAGCGTGTAATCACCGTCAGACCGCAGGATCACGGCAGGCGCGCTGCGTTCGATCGGTCCCGAGCCGTCGTAGCAGTCGCTCACCAGCAACTCCACATCGATTCCACGGCAACCGGTTTCGAACATGCGCACCCACGTGCGTTCGATCGCCTCGATGCCACGCAGCACCTGCCATCCGTCGGTCTCGCAGCCGGGCACAGGGGGAAGGTCGGCATACAGCTCGGCGACCAATGCGTCAGTGCTCACAGCCCGGCCTCCTTGCGGGCCTGGCACTCCTGGCACCGGATCGGGACCGCCGGGGCGGGAGCGTTCGCTTTACCGACCACCGCGTTGCAGAACGAGCAGCGCAACGTCACCACGTCGGACTCCAGGTACTCGCTCGGGGGCACCTCCAGCGGTTCCTCGTCCTCGATGGCCAGATGGGCAAACGCATCGGCCAACTCGAACAACTCGGCCCGCTCCGCTTCGGTCAGCGCGGCCTGCGGGCTGGCGAAGAAGCTGGCCGCCTCGCGGCCCAGCCGGATCGCGATCAGCACGGCCTCGGCTACGTAGATGTGCCGGCGGCCTACGAGCGTTTCCTCGAGGTCGTTGCGCGACATGCCGGCGGCGTCGGCGATGTCGTGCAGCGTGTGACCGCTCCGCGCGATGGCGTCGCGGAGCGCGATGATCATCGTCGCTTCCGTCTCGGCGTCACGAGACTGAACGACGTGGTTCCTGGTGTGCATTGATAAGCTCCTTACTGGAGTGAGATCGTCCGCGGGGTGGTAGCCGTGGGCTTTGGTAGGTGAGGGCCGCCCCGGTTAGCCGCGGCGGCCCTCGTCATGAGGTGGGGACTGCGCGCAGTGAGGGCTTGGGCGGCAGTAGGACAACCTCGACGGTCGACGGCGGGCGAATGTGGATCTCGTACGTCCCACGGTCGGGCGTCCCGGGGTCGGCAGAACGCTTTCCGGTGATGACCTCTGGCGTGTCCACAGCAGGATTCGGATGCCAGGTGCGCTCGAAGATGTGGCCGTACTCGACCTCGACCTTCGTTGTCACCGGTCGGCCGTCGCTGTAGTGGTGCCAATCGAGGACGATCGGACCCAGGGTCTTCATCAGCTCGTCGAGCAGATCGCTCAACCCGTCAAGCTGCGGTTCGAAATCGAGACCGGGATGAGGGACGAACGCCAACTCCCAGCCGATCGAGTCGGTGGCCCATTCGAGGTCGGTCTTCACTCGCCGCGCCAAGTACTTCAGCGCGTCATCTGCGGTGTAGGCCGGGGCGTTCATCTCACCGCCCGCGCGGACACCGAGCGGATGTAGCTGACCAGGTCGTCGTGGGTGAAAACGGTCGCGGAGCCTTCCCGGACAGGGAGGACGGTCCGACGATTGACCTCGATCTCGTTGCGAGACAGGACTTTTGAGGGTTCCATGAAGTTCCTAATTGAGGGTTCCGGAGGGGGAAGCTGAGTGGCGTCTGGCGAGGGACGGGCGTGAGGGGTCGCCCGGCGGTCTCCCCCTCGCCGACGCCATGCCCGCCGCGCGGTTGTCGGCGCATTCGAATGGGCCCGCGCGGAGGACCAGACTCAGCGAGAGTTGCGGCGCTCCAACCGTTTCCGCGAACCGGCGGTCAGACCGGCCGGATTCGCGGACTGGGGTGCCTGGACGGCGGGCCGTGGTCCCGTCGCCAGTAGTGCGATCGCTGTCGCGATGTCGCCCTCGGTCATTCGCCAGGAGCGACCGACCTTCCGGCCCGGGAGCTTCTGAGCGCGCAGCTGCCGGGCCAGCCAGTCCGGCGACGGCGCGCCGAGCCGCTGGCTGGCTTCCTCCAACGACATCGTGGCGGTCTCAGCGGTCTCCGTGGCGGTCACAGCGCGCCGCCCGCCACCGGCTCCCGGAGGGACTCGCCCAGTCCGCGCAGGACCCCTGCGAGTTCGCCAGCCGCAGCATCCGTTCCCAGCTCGAGAACGACGGTCCGCACGCCTCGCCGCCGGTCGCTTCGCAGCGTCGACGGCCGAGGCTCCACACCCTGTCTCGTCGCATCTAGTTGTCCGACGAAATCGTCGACACGTTCCGCGTCCAGCGCGAGTTCGAAGGAGAATCCCGCGCCGACGGCGACGATGACTGCCCGTTCGGCGCCGTCGACGTCCGCGCCGCCGACCAGCAATGTACAGCCGGTCAGCTCGATCTCAGCGGGCTCGGCCCACCAGACGAATCGCGAGGTCATACGTGATCACCGCCGTCCCGGAGGGCATCCTCGATCTGGCGCGCGATCTGGTCGCCGTTATTCGTCCACAGGGCCGCGTCGAGTTCGTGGACGAGCCGCCCGATCTCTTCGAACGGCTCGATGTACAGGCGAGGATCAGTCGGGATCTTGTACGCGAAGGCGCAGCACTCGCGCAGGAGCCGATCCACCTCACTGACGTTCTCCATCAGCTGGGCGCGAAGGTTGAGTTCTTCCTCGATGGTGAGAGCGGCGTTCGAATCGCTGTTCGGACAGGGTGAGCTACTACGCTTGGGCACGCTCGGCTTCCTTCGTGGTGGTTCGAGTGGTCGAGGCGGCGGCACCCGGGACTTCTTGGCGGAGGGAACGGGTGCTGTCGCTGTTTACTGGGTCGGGAGAGGCTTCGGCGAGATCCCCCCGGACGGTGGTCGCTTCCTGCTCTGCGAGCCAGCGATCGAGATCGGCGCGCTTGTAGACCACACGCTTGCGGCCGAGGGTCCACGACGCCGGGCCGATGCCGAGGTGCCGCCAGTAGCGCAGCGTTCCCGGCGCGACGCCGGTCATCTCGGACACTTCCTTGGTGCTCAGGAACTCGCGCATCTGCTGTGCGACATCTTCGTGCCCTCTCGGGGGTTCCTTGCCGTGGATGTTGCTGGACGTCATCGAATTGGCCACCTTCCTAAGCTTGTAAGGCTTGAGATTCAAGCCTTCTGTTTGCAGACGCTACGCTTAGCCGCTCGTTTGCGCAAGCTTGAGGGGCTTTGCTTTTGGGCTTGAGACGCTTAGAGTGCGTTGGTATGGCCCAAGACGACAACGGACCGCTGTTCGACGGCTTGGAAGAGCATTTCGAACGTCTGCAACGAATCCGACAGGAGGAGCTTGAGGAGTACAAAAGGAAGCTCGAAGCCGAGTATGAGCCGGAGCGGCAACGGATACGGGCGTCGACGCGCGAGCATCTGGAGTTCTGGGAAAAGAACTACGGTGCGCAGGTTCGGGGGTGGAGGAGGGCTCGAGGCTGGTCGCAGGACGACCTGGCAGATAAGTTGAACGACCTGGGGTTCGAGATGCACCAGACGACGGTCGCCAAGATTGAGCGCGGCATTCGCCCGCTCCGGGTTGCGGAGGCCGTAGCGCTGGCTCAGATCTTCGGAGTTCCGCCCCTGTCCGTCTTCTATGGGGCCAGCCCAGATCACGAGCCATACTCCATGGAGTCGATGCGCGAGCACCTGGAGACCATCGAGCAAGGACTGCAAGACGCAGAGAAGCATCTGGAGGACGCGGCCAAGTCAGTGGCCTACTGGGTACGTCAGCGAGCCATCGCGGTCGACGCCATGAACAGGGCCGCCCTCGACGCGGATCGGCACTCCGAGGGGTCATGACTGCCCGAGCTGCCATCTTTTCAACTCCAAACTGGATGCCCTGATATAGTCAGAACAGATTAAGACTAGATTGGATTGGTTGCAAACACTGATGTGGAGTATCGTTGGCACGTACCGGTAAGCATTGAGGAGCACCGAGTGAGTGAGCAGCCCGAACCAAGTGCTGACACCCCGCGCTTCACGCGGCCCAGCGCTTCGCGGCGAACGGGCGCAGAAGCACTAGCGGCGATTCGGGCCGAGAAGGCGGCACGGGAAACGCTATCGGCAGAGGATGTGTTCGCGGCGAACTTGAAGACGCTTCGCGGCGACAAGAACATCTCCCAGGAGGCACTTGCTGAGCAGATGTCGCAGCGCGGCTTCAAGTGGCACCAGGCCACCGTGTACAAGATCGAGAATGGCAGCCGCCAAGTTCAGCTCGGCGAGGCGAAGGCTGTCGCGGGCATATTGGGAGTGCCACTCGACCGGTTGATCGACGACACGAACGCCATTCAGGCGCTCTCAAGAATCCGAGCACTCACGCACGCGCTCGTAGAGACCGACGCCGAGCTGTTTAATCTAAGTATCCACTACGAGGACCAGCGGAAGACTCTGGAGCGAATCTTCAACGATTTGCCGGATGATGTGCGCGGCTTGCTCGGCGAGCAAGATACCGCAGAAATCGAAGAGCGCATCAGGACTTCGCCAACCAAGATAGTCAACGAACCGCCACCTTTCTGACGGGTTGTCGATCTACGACGAGTCGCCGCCGAAATCGCCCAAGAGATGCGTCGACGCGGCTTGACACCGGGCTATTTCGTGAATGCCCATTACGATGAGAACGGCCAGTTGATAGAGCGTGAGGCTCGACGTGGCACGGCTGACACCGAACGTCCTGACGGCCACTCCGAAGGTTGACTTGGGCAGAATTGCGTCGGGTAGCACTGGACCCGACGGGAGACCAGAGACGATTTACCCTAGCCCAAGGCGGTGCCGAATTGGCACCCCCTTGTTGCTACGCCCTCACCTGCGGGTACCGCGCCTCTCGCCGAGTTCGGCCCGCGCGGCGTCCAGGTCACTCCGGAGTTCGGCACGGTCCCGGGCGGCGGCCTCACGTACAGCGGCGAGTTCAGCGGCGTACTGCTGCCGCATGTCGCGCACGTTCTGGTCGGCGGTGGCGTGCGCGGCGGCCATATCCTCCACCCGAGCGTCCTGTAGCTCCGCGACCCGCTCCTGATGCTGTGCGCGCTCGGCCTGCAGATCGTCGTGCAGCCGCCGGGCTTCGGCACCCTGCTCCTCCGCCGCTCGCGTCGCCTCGCCCTGCTGATGCCGCGGGACCGCTTCGGACCGGCGGGCGGCATCGACACGTTCCCGGGCCTGCAGCAGAGCGTCCTCGGCCTCCGCGTACACCCGGGTCGTCTCCTCCTCTGCTTCCTGCTGAGTCTCGGTGATCTGCTGCTTGGCGTCGTCGACGATGCGGGTGGTGCGCTTCAACGTCTCGTCCCGCTCGTCGATAGCCTCCTCCGCCGCCGCGGCAGCGACCTCCTCCGCCGCGCGGGCGGCATCCCGTTCCCGCTCGGCCAGCCGGGCACGCCGTTCGGCCGCGTCGCGCGCCTCCTCCGCCTCTGCCACCTTCCGATCACACTCGCGCTGGATGTGCGCGATCTCCTCGGTCAGCGACGCCGGGTCGGCGACGGCCGCGACCACGTCGCCGGCGTCGTGAGCCACCGCCGTGAACCGTTCGGTCAGCTCACGCATCTCGGCCACCAGGTCGGCCAGGGTCGCGACCCGGTCGGTCACCGGCCGGGTGATCGGGGCGGCCTCCCGCGCGGCGGCCTTCTCCGCCTTGCGGGCGATCTTGCGCCGCTCATCGAACGCGCGGCGCGCGGTGTGCGCCGGGTCGGCGCAGAACAGGTTGGGAGCGCCGGGACCTTCCCGGCGTTCGACCGCCGCCCCGCACAGGCGATCCGCGCCCAGCGGAAACTGGCAGGTTCTCACCGGATTCGATTCATTCGATCCGTTAGCGCTGGACGAATTGAATTCGACCACCGTGCCCATCACCGGTCACCCCCGTTGCTGAAGAGTGGACGGAGCTGCTCGAATGCCGTGCGGGCTGTGCCGGTGTCCGCCGCAATGACCTCGTCGGCGGAAGGCGTGAGCGATCGCTCCGCCTGCTCCGAACGACGCGGTGATCGGACCGGCGCGGTGGTGCCGGGAACCCTGCGTCGGATCGCGGCAAGACCCTCGGCAGCGGCAGCGCCCGCGTTGCGGTCGAGGTGCCCATACCGATCGACCGTGGTCTTGATGGACTCGTGGCCGAGGTGAGCCTGGATGAACGGCAGCGGGACGCCGGCGGCGATCATCCAGCTGGCGCAGGTGTGCCGCAGATCGTAGGACCGGGGCCGTTTCCCGTTCAGCTTGTCGACGACGACATTGCCGTCGGCGTCGATCTGGACGAGCTTGGCGATCGCCGGATTCCAGGCGCGTTTGCGGTAGTAGTCAGCGAGGACCGGGCCGCCGTCGTAGGTCTGGAACAGCAGCTGATCGGACGGGCGATCGAGGTCGAGTAGTTCGATGGTTTCCGGCGGCAGGTTGATGGTGCGCACCGACTTCTTCGTCTTCGGCGGGCCGACGACCCAGCCGTTGACGCGGGTCCGCTTCCACGCCTTGCTGATTCGGACGGTGCACTGGTCGCGGTTGATGTCGCCGACAAGCACGGCCGCTGTCTCGTTGGGTCGTGCGCCCGAGGCAACCGCGAATTCGGTCTGCACGTACCAGCGGTCGGCCATGGTGTCGCGCACCAACGTGTACTCCTCCAACTCAAGGAAGCACATTTCCGAGTTGTGCTGGGGCAGACGGATTCCGACGCACGGATTCGCGGTGATGATCTTCTCGTCGACCATCCAGGCCATGGCTGCGGCGAGGAATCCGTGCTTGTTGGCGATCGTCTTGCCGGAGGCGCCGGCGGCCTCCATTCCGTTGACCCAGCGAGCGACGGTTACCCGGTCGATGAACACGGCCGGCAGCGTGCCCATGAACGGCAGGATGTCGTTGCGACGATATCCGTGGTACTGGGCGCGGGTGGCAGTGGTGATGCCGGTGAGCTGGTCGATGTAGTCGGTGAGCGCCTTGTCGAGCAGCACCATGGTGGTGCCGGCGCTGCGTTCGGCGTCGAGGATCCTCAGCGCGGCGGCGGGGCCAACGCGATCGAGGATGTCGCGCCAGCGCAGCGCGGCGGCGTGGTCGTCGAAACTGACTGAGGACTGGGTGCCGTCGTGGCGGTAGAGGACCTGGGAGTACGAGCTGCCGTCGGCTCGTGTGCGGATGCGGATGCTGGACAA